AAGAACCCTCGTTCATCTGCACAACGGGGATTTTCTTTGGCATATCAACCCCTCAAATACAATCTTTGCTCATCTCGCCTACGATTTACAAGTCCTTTCAATACCTTACCACCGGCTTTTGACCATTTCATGAACTCTTGCGCGGTTTCTTCAAAGTCACCGCGATTGTGTTTCATGCGTAATGTTGAGCGCTGGAGGTTGCCTAGCCCCACGTTAAAAGAAAAGGAAACGAGGGCGTCAAACCGGCCTTGATGATTAACAGCAGAAGGGCAAAGTCGGGCCACGCCGCGCTCAAACCGGCCAAGGTCTTGAGCAAGGATAGCGTCCACCTCTCCCATAGTGAGAGTGCGATCCCAGCCCTCGGGTATCGGTAAGGTGCGCCGTTCTTCATATTTCACCGCAGCGTGTGAAGGGTCTATAACGTGGCCGACCCCGACGCTCCAGATTAACGCCGGACATTGGTACGGGCGGGTTCGGACACCCTCGTGATGTTTTACCATTTCAATACAGCGAGGGCTTACTTTCAATTTCCCACCCCTGCTTCAACGCTATGTTTTTAGCAGTCGCTTTATGAACTTTTAAGTGCCTAGCAAGTGAATTAAACCCAAAAAATATCCCGTCTGGAGTTCGTATTACAGATTGAGAGCGAGCAATCGTCTGTGTACGTCGGGCTTCTTTACTGTGTGATTTACCAAAAAATGGGTTTTCCAATCCTCTTCTTGGTTTTGTATTTCCTACAGGCTTGCCCCTTGCCGCATAGTTAATATATTCACTACGATCCCCGCCGCATCCACCAATCGCTTCATTCCAGCCTATCTGAAAATCAGGGCGTAACTTACCTTCTAGCGAATAACACTCTGCATCTGAACCTGAAAAGATCACATCGCACAACATATTTTTCCAGCCGTGATACCGGATGGCTCTTCCAAAATGACAGTCACTGCGTGACGTAATAGAGCGATGTCGGGCAAGTCTGCTATTAAAATCAACTGCAACCCCGATGTACCCATCAGAGTTCATATCAAAATAATTCTCAAGTCTTATCCAGTAAACAACGCTCATTTCTTACCAAATGCCTGCGTGCCAAACCAGAAGGCAATGATTGACGACAGTATCAGCATCTCGTCATCTGAGAACACTTCAGCCATCGCGGCGGCAAACGGTACACCTGTGTTGTAGGCATACCAGACGCCTGCAATGTTGATGGCAACTAGTTCCAGCACAAAAATGTAGGTAACAACCGGACGCACCGAGGCACGAAGGTTGATCATCCATTGGCTTGCGCCTTTGCCGATCTCAACGTCGTGCTGGTACAGGGCTTGGCGCTCCTCGCCTGCCGTTTGAGTTTGGATCTGCTCTAGTTTGATTTCCTCAACCCGTGCTTGGGCGATAAACCCGCGTTCTGCGAGGGCTAGTTCGCGCTCTTTCTGAGCGGCAACAAGGGCAAGTTCGTGCTTTTTGTCCTGCCGGTCTTGGAAGATCTCAAGAATCTTAGGAAGGCCGCCCGCAAGGAACGACAGGAACGTGCTAACCATTGTCATCATTTGTTGCGTTCCTCCATCAGTTTGACGCGCACCTGTAGGTCGTGAATGTCCTCCATAATGTCGTCCTTCAATTCCTGACGACGCGCTGCGCTTAACGGGCTGTCAGTCGGCACTCCGTCCTCGGTAATCAGGATAGGAATTTTGGACTCAATGGCGATTAGGCGATTGTTGAACGATGCGATTTCCGCGAGCAGCCAGCCGACAGCGGCCAGCAGCACCGGGAACAACATATCCACAATCTTCTGCATATTCATGGGTTACTTCCAAAGCCAATCAACAATCTTGACGAAAAGGCCGCCCATAACTGCCGCAAACCCGCCCACAGCCATCAACGTGCGCCAGCCGCCCTTTGCCTCGGCCAGCATTAGCTTGATTTCGTGTACGTCCTTTTTCATCTCGGCCATGTCTGCTTGCAAAGTCTCAATCTGCGCGTCGTGACGGCCAATGTCCCGTGCCATTTCCATCATCTAGCTCCTAGGGGTGGGTGGCTTTGTAAGCGTCAAACTCGGCTTTGAGTTCTTGGATAGCCTTGATTAGCGGAGCGATCATCTCCTCGTAGCCGATGGATAACACATCGTCGCCACCTTTAACGCTGTGGTCTTGGTAGCCGCCAAAGTCCACGCCCATTGCGTCCATAGTGGCCTTTACCTCTTGCGCCACCAAACCATAGTGGAAACGATTGCGCTTATGCGTACCGTTGTGCGTCAAATTGGCTAATTTGCTTGCTTCTTGCCAGCTAGAGTAATCATCTTGCCATTGGCTAATGGCAGCTTGGTATGCGTCATCATTAGGAAAGTCCACCGGGTTTGGCTTTACGGGAGGAGTGGTGCGGTAATCTTCGCGCATATCCCACTTAAACTTGCGCGGCTTGAGAGCCATGACAAAATCTAGCCCAAGATTGGTGTCCGCTATTTCTGTTTTATCTCGCGCATCAGAACGATTTTGGACTGAGCCGTACACATAAGTAGTGGTGTTTGAATCACCAAGTTGTACCTGATCAGACCCCGTTACTTGTGAGTTATAACCCAGACAAGCCGAATTTTGATAATTGCCAGAGCTATATGCTGCATCGCCGATAGCGCAATTTAATTGGCCGGTTGTAATGCTGCCGCCAGCAGAGTACCCAAGCACCGTGTTACTGCCACCGCTGGTAATAGCTGAACCAGCAAAACTACCAACGCAAACATTGAAAGCGCCAGAGTTGATACTGTCTCCAGCGACGTTGCCAACAGCCGTGTTGCTTGCGCCAGTTGTAATTTCACGAAGCGCCCAAAATCCGATGCCGGTGTTGTTTCCACCAGTTGCAGAAGTTCCCACTCCTTGCAAAGCGGAATTGCCAACACCTGTGTTTCCGTTGGATTGGACGTTTCTACCTGCTTGATAACCAACGTAAGTTGTAAAAGAAGGGTTGTTAGAGCCGCCTCCCGCGTCGTATCCAATAGCAGTATTAGAAACGCCGGTTGTTACTGACGTACCGGCATTTTCGCCAACAAATGTGTTTAGCGTTCCCGTAGTTACGCTATCGCCAGCAGCTATTCCAAGCGCGGTTTTTGCGGAAGTTGTAGCGCCAATAAGGCCGACAACAACAGGATTAACCATCTGGAATCGGGTGCCGTCGTACACGACCACAACGGTTTGGCCTGACTTAATTTCTGCTGCCGATAACGCAGTAGTTCCGTCCTTCGTGACGTTCTTTGCGCCAAGGCTGTTGATGTTGATCGTGACAGCGCCGGTATTGTCGCCAGCAGCCACAAAGTAAAACATCTGGCCTGCGGCATAGGCGGTCAAAGCGGGCGTCAGCGAGCCTGTAATGGTGTCCGTACCCGATACCGAGCCGATCAGCTTAACGACCGTGCTTTGCACTTGGCCGAGGGTGGCCGAGTCGCCCGCGTCGGTGCCTGCACCAAGGCCGGTGAACTTATAGTTCGCCATCGGCAGGTTAGCGGTTGGCGTGGTTTGGCCGTCTTTGGTAACGCAAGTGGAAAGACCCGTAGCAAGGTCAGCGGTCAGGGCGTTGAACGCCGTGCTGCTGATAACCGTGCCTGATACGACGGGTTGCCCTGCCGTGTTTATTTGAAAAACGCCGCTGCCGTTAAAGCTCACTTGGATTCCTCCTCTTCCATTCGCGCAAGTTGAGCCGCCAACTGCCGCGCATAATAGGGGTCAACTTTACTGCCTGTTGCAGCAGCCTTCTTCATCATATCTATGGACATAGCCATAGACGGGTTGTCTTTTACAAATTTCTTTACACGCTGATCGTTTTGTAAAAACGATGCAATTTTTTGCGGTAGCGTTGTGCCGCCGCGCATTAACTGACTAGCTTGACGGACGTTATACGCCGTTCCTGCTGTTGCGCCAGCACGACCAACTGCACCCATCGTCGCTGTAGTTGCAGCGAGAGCAGGATTGATTGCATACGCGCCGCCTGTTGCGATGCCGGTCACCGGGCCAGTTGGCAAGAACCGCCCCATTGCCCGCATTGCATTGTCAATCGGGCCGCCGCGCACCACCTCAAGGATGGCTTCTTGCTCTGGTTTTGAAAACCTGCGGAACTGTTTGGAGTTAGCAAGGGTGCGAAACTCGGTTCGCAAAGCGTTTTCGTAACCCGCAGCGGTAAAAAAACTGGTTTTGTTTTTTGCCCGCTCAACGGCCTCATCTAACGTCTCGCCTTTGCTCATTTTTGACCAAAGGTTACGCGCCTCGGTGATAGCAGGGGCCGCTACAGCAGGATCACCCGCCATAACGTCAGCAGGCTTCAAATCAGCAATCAAATCATCAATCTTGTCACGCACACCCAAGATTTTTGCCATGTCGTTATCCGTGGCATCTCGGGAAATAGAAGCCGTGACTTTGCGGCGCAATTTATAAAGACGGTCAAGCGTTATTGGTTGATCGCGGTACAACTCAAGTGCCTTAAACGCCTTTGCAGCGCCCGGCTCTAGCGTCGTTACAACATCAGGATCAATATCAAGGTTGTAATTGATGTCGTCCAACATATCGTTGAACTTGTCTTTCTTAATCACAACGCCAGCGTCACTTGCTCGCTTAAACGCCGCCGTAGACATTTCGCGCAGCTTCTCTGGGCTTTCTGCGCCAAAACGAAACGCAGCAGCCTCTCGCGGCAATTTAGTGACCACATTGGTCGCCATTGTTAGCGGGTCAATGTATTCAGAAGTTTTCTCTAACGCCTTGCCAAGTCTTTCGGCTTTTGGCACTTGCCGCAACAAAGTGCCGATGCCACGCCCAACGAGGGAAACGTCCATCATTGCGCCAAGCGGATCGGTCGCAATCGTTTCCTTGGCTCGCGCTGTGGTGCCATAACGCTCTGCTGGAGCATTGGCAATCGCTTCGTACGTCTCAACGTCCGTAAGTGGGCTTTGGCCGCGCAACATATTGAGCGGTGTCGGCGCAATGCTGCCAAGCCCTTCAGTTACGTCGCTTGGGCGCAAATTGCGTACAAAATCTATAGCGCCAGAAATTTGCTCTGGAACACGCGCCACGCCACGCGACAACGCCGTAGACCAAGATTGCTCTTGCGGGCGGCTTTCGTCCGTCTTTGCCTCTTCATACGCCTTCAGGAAAGCCTGAAATTCAGGCGTACCGCGCTTGTTTTGGTTTCGCGCAATCCAATCCGCGTATTCGTCTGCGGTAGGCATTACCGAACTCCTTTAGCGCGTTGACGCTCTTCCTCAAGAATCCTATCAGCGATTGATCGGCTTTCGCTTTGCTTTGGCTTTGCTCGCGGATACGCCAAACTTTCTGGTTCGTAATCTGACGGCACATACCCAACGTCCATGTCGCCGTAAGTTGCTTCCCACACCGATTTGTAACGATTTCGGGATTTATCAATCTCTTTTCGCGCATTGCGAATTGCGCGGCGTAAATCGTTGGGTTCTTTTGCCGCAACAACTGCGCCAAACGCGCCTTCAAGTCGCGGCCATTCTTGAACGGTCATGTTTCCATAACCGCCGCCTTGTGCAGACGATTGTTTTGCCTCGTTGATGGATTGGATACTAGTGCCTTGCAAAAATGCGTTAAACAAGGAACGAGCCGATAACGCCGAAGGATCATAATCAGTACTTTCATATTGATTAAATTTGCCTGCAATGCGATCCAATCCCGCATGGTTTTCAAGGTCGGCAAGGTACGCATCCAACTGATCCAATTTGCCCAAGCCAACTTGTGCGGCCATCTGCGCCTTGGGGTAATCCAATCGCAACTGAATACGATCTTTTTCTGGGGCGGCTTGAATGGCTGGTAACGGCTTTGGTTTTTCGCCAGTTGCAGGCGCTTGCGCGGTCGGCGCAGCAACGCGAGGCGCTGCGGGCGGCACAACAGGAGCAGTTGGCGCTTGGCGCGGCGTAGCAGCAACTGGAGGCGGCCCTGCTTGCGGAACAGCAGCAGGTGCGGCAGGCGGCGCAGTAACCTGCGATTGGAACGGGAACCGCAGTTGTGGCGCGGTTTGACCGGTTTCAAACGTATATTGGCCGCCTTTAATACCAAACTCACCCGTTCTAAACATCGCATCAATTTGTTGTTGCGGGGTAAGTTCCGCGTATTCACGCGATTGGAGCAGCGTGTAATCAGGTTTGCCCGCTTGTACGCTTGCATCAAACTTTTGCAAACTTGCTTGCGTAAATTTAGATGGGTCTATAGAACCATACGGCGATTTCGCCTTTTCTGGCTCTTTAAGCATTAACGCTAAACGCTCTGCCATAATTGGGCGATCTTTCAGCGCCGCAGCGCCAAGCCCGGTTGAAGCCATGCCCAACACTTCTTCTGGTGCGCGGCGATACTGCGATTGGCGCGTAACCTCGCCCAATTCGGTCTGCTCAGGAACAGGGGCAGCGCGACCCACAAACGGCGTGGTTTCCATACGCTGAGTGTATTGATCCAGCGTTTCCTCGGGGCGTTTCGCCATCTGCGTTTGCAGTTCGGCGTCGGGCTTGTAAACGTACCCGCCTTCCATGCGACCAAGCATCCGTTGAGCGTATGTATCCTCTAGCCCCTTGGCTTCCTCAGCTGCCTCACGCGCTTTACGGCCTTCGCGGGCGGTCAAGAAACTCTGCAATGCCTTTACTAGCGGCGCAGCCTTCGGGATAGGCGCAGCAGCGCCCTCCATCGGCTGATATTCCTGCTGTGCAAGGGCTTCTGCCATCGCCTGACGACGGCGAGCCTCGGCCATCTGACGCTCGTACTCCGTTGGAGCGCGAAACGTCTCTATGTATCGGACGTTACTCTTGGCCATCGTCAAAATCTCCTCTGTAACGCCCGCCTTGCGGCGTCACCATGCCAGGTGATAGCGGCTTTGCCATGCCACGCGGTACTACACGGCCATATTGCGGCTTGGCTTGCGATGCCACCATCGGGTTGTACTGCATATCCTGCGGCGGCGTGTAGGCGTCACTTTGCCGCTGCAACATATTGGCTAATCGCTGTGGGCGAGAAAGAGGGCCGCTGAAACTTTGATATCTGCTGTTCATTACGGCCCCGCCGGTTTAGTTGAGAACAATCGTGATCCTATTGCGCCGCCGAACTGGCCGCCAAGGGCGGTGCCTGCTGCGCCTCCAAGTGCGCCGAGCAATCCCATTTGGGCGTTGTAGTTGGCAACTTGGTTTTGATAGTTGCGCTGCGCGTAATCGCCCGCTGCCTGCGTTGCCGCAAACACCGGAGACGCCGCCACGTTTGCGCCTTGGTAGCCTTGGAACTGCGGCATATTGACTTGGACGCCTGACATAAGCGCGGCGATCTCGTTGATCGGCTGATTACGCAGGGCAAGCTGTTGCTGCAACGACTGCTGTAGCGCCGTATTGCCAAACTGTGCGCCTTGCAAGGCTTGGTTGTACCGCTGGAGTTGCGCGGCGTTGGCAAGTTGCTGCTGTTGGGCGGCAATGGCTTGGTTCTGCGCCAAGGCTGCGTTGCGAGCGGCCTGCACATCCATCTGCTGACCAAACGCCTGCCCCTGACCACCAAGGAGCGCCCGATAAGCGTCCAATGCGGCGGCTTGGTTTTGCGCCACCGCTTGATTTTGCAGTTGTTGAGCGGCTTGGAATTGGGCAAAGTTTTGAGCAATAGCTTGGTTTTGCAGTTCTGCTCCTTGCAGCCCTGCGCCATACAAAGCCCGTTGCGCTTCGTTGCCAAACTCGCCTGCGGCTACGCGCTGGGCAAAGTCTTGCTGTTGGGCGGTGTTCTGCGCTTGTTGCTGCGCCAACGCCGTGCCGATATTTTGCTGCAACGCTTGATTGTAAAAACCTGCCGCTTCTGACCCCATGCCAAACTGCCCAAGGGCGGCTTGGTTGGCGAACTGTGCAGCGGCCTGTGCTTCGCCAAACCCTTGCTGGCGAGCGGCCATATCAAGCCTAATGCCCTCAAGCGCTGCTTGTTGGATTAGGTCGTTTTCCTTCATCTGCTGCCCTGACATTGCAGAGTTGAAGGCTTCGCTTCCGGGCGTAATTCCTTGGTTAATAAGTTGCGTGTAAAGCTGCTGACGCTCACCCTGCAACTGCGGAGTTAGCCGCGCCAAAATGGCTTGTTGCGCCGTTGTTCCAGCCGACACCGGCATGGCGGCGAGTTGCGAGGTGTCAATTCCACGCTGCAATCGCTCAGTCGGAATTTCACCGCGTGCGTATCCCAATCGGGATAAATCGGGGGCATATTGCACCCCAGCAACACCAGACGTATCTAATCCAGTTTGCTGTTGCAGCGGCGATCTTGCCCCTTGAGCAAACCCAAACAAACCGCCGTAGGGGCCGCCTTGCGCTTGCCCATATTGAGCCATGTCCAACGTCGGCATTTCGCCCGCTTGAACATCGGCGCGAGCCTGTCCCATTCGCATCAAATCAGGTGCGCGTTGCACCCGACCGTACCCGCCAAGCTCGGTTTGCAGGTTACGCAGGTTGGGCTGGAAAGGCTGCCCTATAACGCGCTGTGCGGTTCCTAGGGCGGTTTCGCCAAGACCGGCAAGCCCAAGGTCAACCCGCTGCTGCGCCTCTAAAATGCGCTGCTGCTCGGGCGACAAATACTGTTCAATATACGGTGTATCTTGATCGCTAGTTGTCGTGAACTGCTCACGGGTAGGAACGACAGGGCGAGGAACACCGCCGATTCGGGTGACGCCACCGCCATAAATTCCCATGCCGTACATATCGCCTTCGCGGTCAATGGGGCCAGCGCTTTCAATTTGCTGCTGGTTGTACGCCTCAAGTTGGCGGTTGTAATCGGCCATCGCCTTGTTGTAGGCCGATTCGTCAAAAACGGACTTGCCGAATGTGACTTTCTGGCCGCCATAAGGCGTGGATACGTTCGGGTTGGAGATGCGGGCCGTTAGCCGTGCCGCATCAAGATTGGCCTGTCCCTGCGCTTGTGCCGCAGCGGCGTAATCAGGTGCCGGAGGTGGTTTCGGTGACTTTTTGCCCATAACGCCTTCCTAGATACCGGCACGACTCCCGTGCCATAGTTAAAAACACGATGTCCCCGGCGGTGTCGGCGTTATGGATACGCGCTTCCTCGGTGAACCCCATTTTACTCACTAAACGCAATGCTTTGCCATTCCCGCTTGACACGGGAGCGATAATTTTGTCAACCCCACACACATTGAAGGGGTAATCAAATATGGCGGCAAGGTAGGTAGGGGTAAGACGGCCCTTAAATGCGATGTGGCATACGACGGAACGACCGTTCCAGTTCTCGTACACCACACCCGCCACCAATTCGCCATCTTTACGCAGCCCAATAGCGTTAGAACGAGCCTCATGGTAGCCACCCCCTGTATGGGAGCAGACCCACTCGCCCACCTCTGTGCTGCTTTCTATATTCCAGCCCATCCGATTTGATACACGATGTCAGTTGATGCCCATTGAATCTGTAAATTCTTACTACTGCTGTTGAGTTGTATACCCGCGTTGTAGCCAATGCCGGTAACGCCCTGCCAGTTGTTAGAAATCACCGTGTCCTGACCCCATAGCCCCGTATCCCAAAGCCCCGAATCCCATACGGCTACCGTGATCGGGGAGTAGGCGAGTGCGGCGGTGCTGGCCGACAAGTCAAAATCCACGTTGATGTCAATGTTGATCGCGGGCTGCCCGTTGCTAAAAATGCTCGGGCGGGCGCGGGTAAAGTATTTCTTCACGCCCCGCGAATCAAAGTAGTTAAACGCTTGTAATACGCGGCCTTCAATGTTGTTGGTGTCGTCAACATAGCCCGTAGAGCCGATGACCCACGCTTTTGCAACGTATTGGTTGCCGCCAAAATACAAGTCGTCATTGAGGACGTTAAAACAGTTGGCAGCCCAGCCGGTGAACCGACACCATGACTTTGTGATGTTGTTCATCACAAACTGCTCTTGGCTGCCTACGGCAACGGGGATATTGACCACCAACGCATTGTTATCGGCGTTGTACGTCATGCCCCAGCCAAAGGTGTTTTTGTAGTTCTGCGCGGCGGCAGCAAAAGCACCTTGAATCTTGTCAGAGAGTGCCACGTTAGGGTCAAGGCGGGACGATTGAAGCGCAGAGGCAAGCGGCAACAAGCCATCTAGCGTCAGCAGCAAGATGTCGCCGCCGTACTTCATCATGCAGCGCTTGGAGATAGGCGCACCCACCATCCAGACGCCGATCAGCGCCCATGTGGAGGCGCTAGAGGGGTCGGTTCCGCGATAGACGATGATTTCGCCTTTGTCGGTGACAAACACAAGGTTGTCATCCACACCGTAACCGGCGTCAATCGTCCATGTGCCGACAGAAACTAACTTGCCACCGAGCTTGGCGACGGCAGATAAGTCCAATGCTTGTGCTGCACCGCCCACCGAAAGGGTTGGCAAGTACCACGCCTTAAGAGTGTCTTTTTGGATAAACCACAGCCGGTTCTTAAACAGCGTGATGTTGTCTAGCGTGGTCGTGGTAACGCCCGTAATGGCAGGCGATGACGCGCCATCAATTGCCGTCCACGTTGAGCCGTTATACAACTGCGGCTTGTCCACCCCGTTTACGGCCATCAAGAAGTTGCCGCCGGGGGTCGTAATGTTGACGTATTCCCAGCGGGCGTTAGTTAGGCCGCTGACCGCCGCTGCACCCACCGCACCTGCGGAGGTTACGTCATAAAACGCCGTACCCGATGCGGCAAACATCTTGTTGCTTGCCGCACCCGAATACACCATCAGGCTTTCAACTTGGCTCGGCAGCCCGGTGGCGTGTTTCGTATATCCACCGCGCAGATTGACGTTGGAGACGCCCGGAAAGAAATTATCCAGCGTGACGGCATCCGTGGGAGCCATGTTGGCGAGGGAATCACGGGCGTTCCAGCCCCCAATCGGGGCGGGGAGCGATGCCACATTGGCGTTGGTTTTCTGAACAAGGCGACGAGGCATTTTAGTTGCTTTCCGTGCCGTAGCCGCTGTCCGGGATGTTGTCGTAGCCGATCAACACCGTACCCGGTCGTGGCGCAAACGACAGGTTGGCAGCCGCCGTATCCTGTGCAATAGCCGTTTCCAACTCCGTCAGGTAATCGCGGTAGATAGCCGTCGTATCAAAGCCCTTGGCTTCAAAATACTTAAGCTTGGTAGACAGCACCATCACCCGATCTGGGTAGATGCAGGTGTCGGTGTCTACCGTGAAACTGTTTTTCGGGGTGCCGTTAGCGGCTTGCGCCCACGCCTTGCTGCGGTACTCAAAGCCGAGTAACTCGCCAGCGTTCATACCCGGCCAAATCTGGAAATACGCGCCTAACAAGCGCCAGCGGATACGCGGGCCGGTGCTGATGTAGCCCGAGAGCAGCCATTCCCATTGCTGCGGCGACTCGGGGCCGAGCATTTCCCAACGCTTGCTCTTATCCCAATGAGTACGATTAACCGTGCTGTAGTAGTCAGCGGGAAGGTCATACTTGACCTTTTGGAATATCAACTCGCCGCCCACCTGCCCCTCGGTCGGCTCATAGTTGAGCGTGACCTGTGAGGCGCTGTCCACGCTAGTGATGTAGGTCGCGTTGGGGATACCCACGCCCTGCACTTGGTAAGCGGTGGACAGACCGGCAGTAGAGGGGATGCCCGTAATCGTGTACGCGCTATCCGTCCATGTGCCGGTGGTGGAGATGGCTTCCGTGTAAAACGTGTGCTGACGGGTCAGCTCACGCCAATCCGCACGACGCATCAACTCGTAACCCGAGGCGTTCATCAGCGCTAAAAGCTGCACAACGTCTTGGCTTGTGTTGCCCGCTACCGTTGAGGGCGTGGCAATACCCAGCTCGTTCGTAACTTGCTGGATCAGTTCAAGCATCGTGGTCGTGGACATACACTATTCCTCTTTAGGCGGTCGCCCTCTGCGTTTCGGGGCTTCCTGACTCAACAACTGCGCCATCTGCGCCTGCAAGGCGGCAAGTTGCTGCTTGGTTTCTTCTAGTTCCGCGTTTGCTTCAGTTCGGTTCTTGCGATTGAGGTATTGCCGAGCGCGTTCCCGCAGCCCAACGCCACCCATAATGCGCTGCAACTGGCCGTCAGACGCCAACGCCAATTGCTCTACCGTCACAAACTTCAAAATAGACAGTTCTGCGATGTGATCCCGAGTAATTTCTTCGGGATAATCGCGGTGCCATTGCGACAGCGGCGTACCGATTTCTTGCGCTGCCCCCTCGCCCTGCTGCATTTGGAAATACAGCCATTGGCGCGGAAAGCGCTCTCGGTGTTCGTCCCTCGCGGGCTGGTCAATCACGGTGTTTTTGTCACCGGGGATGGAAATACGCACAAAGGGCTTTCCTTCCCAGCCTTTTGAGTCCGAAATGTAAAATTCCGCGTGCAACTGTGAGTCGCCGTTGGAAATATCGCTATCTAATGGCATCGTCCTTACTCCTGTGGGGATTGGGGTTATAGGTTATTGACTTGGGTCAAAGTACAAATAACCGAGGGGATTGCAGGCCACACGCTTGTAGCGCTGGCTGCAAGAATTCTAACGCTTGTGTCATCCGTCGCCCACATCAACTCTACATAGTTAGTGGGGTCAAGTTGGATAATAAAGTTCCACGCGGCAACGGTACGCGCTGCGCTTCCTTGGATGGCGACCGTGCTGGCGGTGTTGGCGACGTTGGTGCCGTTTTTACGCAGCCAAATGTAAATATTGCCTGTGCCGCCCGAGGTTTTGTCTAACTGCGCCGAAAACTGCACGTTGTAGACGCCTTGATAATCTACAACTAAGCGGGACGACGGCGAGCCAATAGACACGCCATTGCTGCTATCGGTGGTGTTAAACGTCATGCCGTAAGCGGTGTTGATAGATGCTGCTGCTTGTAGCGTCGTATCGCTAAACGCACCGTAATGCAGGATCGGCACCGAACGGCCAAAGCCTTGCAGTTCTTCCCAGAGCGTATTGCTTACGGCGAAGAACAAGGCCGAGCAATCAGGGTTGATCGTGCCAAAACCTACGTTGTTGATGCTGCTGCCCGCGTCGTATGGGTACACCGTCAACGGGTTTGCACCACCATTACGCACGATAATGGTTTCGCCCATCTCGGTTGGCGGCAGTTTAACGCCCGCGCCAGAACCTACGGTTACAACATTGTTGTAAACGTAAGTTATGGCCGTGGCATCACCTGCTGAAGTGCCAGCAGCAGTTACGCTTGCGGTGCCATCCCCACAAATGGAGACGGTAGATAACTGCGACACTCCCGAGCCAAGTACCCGAGAAGGAATCGGCACCTATCAGGCTCCGTCTAACGAAACCCAAGTCGTCGTGCTAGTGCCGAAATACAGATTGGCCTTACCGGCGGCAATCGTATCCGAGGCGCTGCCGTTGATCGTGGAACCCGTCAGCGGGTAAACGGTCAGCGTGTTTGCACCGTCATTACGCACAACCATCATTGCGCCCGCTTCCACCGCCGGGAGCTTCACGCCCGTGCTGGCGGCTGCCGTAGCAACGCGCACCCAAGTGTTGTTGACCTGCGTGGCGTCGGTTGCCGTCGTACCGGCGGCTGTGACGCTGTTATCAACCTGACCACAGATTGCTTGAGCGGAACCGCCCGACTGACCTGCGCCTTGTACTCGTGAAGGAAATGCCATCGTCGTTACTCCTATGCTGCAAAATTTAACTTGCGTCGTTCTTCCAAAATGGCCGCAATCAGTCCCGGCCCTCGGGCGTCTATCGTGATGTCATCCATCACGGCATACACCATCTGAAACTCGTTCGCCTGCTGTGCCATAGCGGCATTGCAGGTAAATTTACGTTTTGCCTCGCCAACGTACACATCCATCGTCGGGCCTGTCATTTCGCCCGTAAACCGCTTCATGCCGTCAGCGTTGTTGCAACTGTCGTATCCAAAAAGCACAAATTTGCGAAACCCAAGCAGGTAGCCAATGTTGATGGCTCTCATGCCGCTTGTCGTCCCGCCGCCAACGGCTAGTTTACCACCACCAATGGCTTTCATTTCTGGCCCCTCTGCCCATGAGTGCCACAGGACGACCTTGCGCCCCTTCAAGTGGTCAAATGTCACGGGCGGGCAGCGAGAAGCCACTAAGTAAGTGGTGTGGTCGTTGGCCTTCTGAATTCCGCTTGTGCGATCCCGAGGATCAAGGTTGACCCACAAATCAGGCGTTACGCCGTGATCGCACAGAAAGTCGTGCGCTGCCTTAACCGCCACAATCGGACGGCCCATATCGCGCTGCGCTTTGATTTCATCAATGTAAGCGGGCATTGACCACCCGCTCGCTACGCACACAAACGTACCGTCGTGCTTTGTAGGAGCGGGGGCCAACTCTGGAAGCCCACGGGCAAGAGCCGAACGGATGTTGGAGCAAAGCTCCTCTGGCGTTCCTGCTGCTTGCACCGTGAGTTCCAGTTTTTGCATGGTTACGGGGTCGCGTTAGACGGAACCGGGATAACCATTGTGTAGGCCGCAACAGCCGTCATGGCCGAGGTAGCCGAGGCGGTCACTTCCGTGACAACACCGGCAATCAACGCACCAGAAACGGTCGCATCGTCCAACACGCCTTCAGTTGACGTTGTGTAGAGGGCCACCGCCGGAAGGCAGGAAGCCGACACCACGACGCGAACCTTACCGCCAAGCTGCACCCAACCATAATCACCCGAGGCGATAGACACCTGCGCGAAGCCGACACGCTTGGTGGCGGCAACACGAGCGGTCGTCGCGTTCGTGGCAATGTTGGTGGCCGGGATGCAAACCGCGTTGTACTGAGAGATGTTGGAAGCAGCACGGACATAAACCGCCTGACCACCATCGTCCAAGTTTACGAGGGTACCGA